TGACGATCCTTATCCCTCTTTAGCAAAAGACGAAAACGCTAGATGGTCCTGCGAAGACTGTCGGTCCTAGATGGACCCAAATACGGGCTTTTCCGCTCCCCCACCAATACAGATAAACATGTGGCGGAGGCGATGAAGTTGTACGACCGGAATCTCTACGATTCCCTTAAAGGATGGACGAAAAGACCAGGAGGCGTTACAGAATTAAATGAAACGCTACAGAAGTTTAACGGCCCTGACGTACGCAAGGATTCACTGGATCCGCGCTTGCAGTCATGTTTGGATGTCGCCATGGATAAAACCATGAAGGCCTTCACGTTGCCAGAGAAAGTGCACAAGCACCCAAAATCTCAGGTAATACATGCCCTTAACACGCCTACCTCTGCCGGTATCTCATACGTTGGCTCAAAAGCTAAAAACTTAGATACGATTTATGAAGATGGCAGCTATCTCGCTCATCAGGCTAAAAGATTCGGATGGAAGACGCATTGTCCGATTAGCCTTGCAACAACCCGTGGAGCATTGACCGATCTCCGGGAGAAAGCTCCCAAAACTCGGTTAGCCTGGAACATCCCTGCACAAATGCTCTTTGTGGAGGGCCTTATGGGCGAAGGACTTACAGAGTGTCTCGCTCTGAACACGTGTACACCTCACTTCGGTGGGTCTAACACAATGCTTCGACTACGGAATAGACTGCTTGCCTCATTTACTGGTACGTATGTTAACCTAGATTGGAGCGCCTTCGATAGCTCGGTCCCCTCGTGGCTGATACGCTATGCCTTTAAGGTTCTATGGAACAACGTCGACTTTACGCGAAGTCGCAAGGGTAAAGTCTATACCCCAAAGAAAAGACAAAAGTTCGCGAAAATTCGAGAATTCATAGAGTACCATTTTATCAACACTGCTATTCGCATGCCTGACGGCAAAACTTGGAGAAAGAATCATGGGATCCCTTCTGGTAGTTGGTTCACATCTATCGTCGGTTCAATCTGCAATCATGTGCTTATCCTAGCTTTGTCTGATTATGTCGGTTTGCCTATAGACAATTTAGTTGTTCTTGGTGATGACTCGGACTTTCATGTCCCTGTCGGCATTGACGAGAGTTCCCTGAAAATCAAACTCTCGCTGATTGAAGAGGTGGCCTTAAACCAACTCAACATGACGCTCAATGTTGGCAAAACGCGCATCCAGCGCAACTCTCGCG